TTCTTAGAATTAGCCGCTTGTTTGGCAACTTCCTCAAATCCTGCCAAGTCCACAGCGATGTAATAGCTTCCATGTTCAGGCTTAACCCCGTATTTGATCCACTCTTCCTTAAAAATATCCGACCCCGCATTGGTAAACGAAGCCATAAACTCTTGTTTAAAAGCAAAGGTACTCAGGGTCTTCTTAGCGGAATCTATCTCTGCTTGGTCAATCAAAGGGTTATCAGCAGTCGTGAAGTGCCAACTCTTCCAATCAGGATCATCCTCTGACTCGCCCAACTTAAAGGTATCGTAGAACCAGTTTCTCCCTTTAGGAGTGCCAATAAAGAGTGCTCTCCCACGTTTATCAGAAAGTGATGCTCGAATGACCTGTTCCCACGCTTCAGGCTTAATATCCGCAACCTCATCTAGTACAGCATAGGTCAAGGAGACTCCACGAAGCGTATCAGGTCTGTCAGCACCACGAACATAGATCCTAGCCCCGTTTATCAGAGTAATGTCTAGGTTGTTCACATGACTGCTCTGTATAACCTCTCTACCAAGGTCTAGCAGTAAGTCCCAGACGATTTGCCTCGACTGCCCCATTGTTGGCGAAACATAGAGTACTGCCGAACCAGGTGGGCAACGCAATCCTTCGATTAACAAAGTTGTAGCGGCTAATCGAGACTTTCCACACCTACGACCTGCGGCAACCACTTTGAATCGTGCGGGGTCTTTAAAAACAATCTGCTGCCACGGCAATAGTTGGAAATTAAGATCAGCCATATTTAGCCTCCACATCTTCTGCAGTATCGATGATCGTTGGCTCTTGCCCCAAACCAGTGATATTGATAGTGACTGCGCTTCGTTGGCCTTTGTCCTTCTCAAACATCGAGATCGGTAGTGTGCGGTCAATGCACATCTTGAGCGCTGCCATCTGGCCTGGGTGGTCATCGTTGAGCGCAATGTCAATCACCTTCTGCGCTACATCCTTACCACCAGACCGGATCATTAACTCCTTGAGTTCTTTCAGGCGCTGGTGATCCGTCTTTGGCAAAACCTTGGGTGGGTTGTTCGCATAGCGCTGAATGGTCATCTTGATCGAACCCTTGGGACGACCGCGCTTTTTCTTTCTCTCTTCAGTTGCAGGAGTGAATTCCACTTTTTTCCTTTCGGGAAGATGGGTTTGGGCAATTGTAGTCCATTTCGCTTTTTCGGTGGGTGGGGTGTACCTACAATTATCACGGCGAGGCCGACCCCCTCCCCCCCCATGCAAAACCGCCCAAAACCAAGGGTTTTCCCGATTCTGCTTTATACAATGACCATTATGTTAAGTTGACGCAAAGATATCCACAGATATTTGAATACTTTGTTTGTACTCGGCAAGTTATCCACCGCAAACTGTGGACAAGTTTAACAAGACCCTTGTGGATAACTGGGTTCGGATCGGTTTGGGCGGGAGAAAAAAGAGAAAGAGGCTGTGGGTGCATTCCACGCATACCTGACCACCAGTTATAACATTTTGTTATAACCCAAAAAGTTCTTCGCAAAGCATCAACGCAAACCAAGCAAACCATGCCTAGAACGCATTTAAACGATCCATACGGCGTTATTGCGTCTCACCCTTATACTGCTCTAGGAAATCGATTAAATCCATCTCAGGGCGATATCCCGCATTCCAGAGAACTTGATAGGCATCGATGACATTACGAAATCCAACTGTAATATTGCCAGCACCCGCGCAGGCCAAGACCATTTTGTCGGGCATCGTTAACTCACGATAGAAGTATCTGGAATTTATGCTGGGCGGTCTACCATTGGCATTAGCCATAACAACCCCCAAAAAAATGGGTACTCACGCCGCAAAGCGCTTTCCCCGAAGGTGCGACAATCAATGGCAACTGCGCGCACACGTTCATCTTATCACCTCAATCTCCACGGCGTACTCGCCTGGCCTGCCTGACCTTTGGGCATACTGCCAATCCACCAGACGATTGCCATCATCCACGCCAAGCCAATCAGCGACACCATCCCTGACTGCTTTGAACCCAGACTGCAAATTATCCCCATCCAAACGCCTTGGAGCAACTCTGGTCAAAACCACAGTAGCCGGAAGCATCTCCAAACCAGAAGACTGAGCCACGGCAGCCAAGCTCATCCGAGTCCTCGTTCTCTGATCCCTCGTCAACTTAGCTTTGACCGCCCAATGCAATCTCATGTTCGCCACACTGACAATTTTCATGTTCATTCTGACCTCAATCATGCAACGGCCTTATCAAGCGCTCTGTTAACTGCTCTGGCTAATGCTGGCCTAAACTCTTGAAGCGACACAAGATGCGGATGTAAGGCAAATCTTTCCCCGTTCCATGAAAGCCTGTAGTTTGCTTTGCCTGGCACTACGCCATCAGCCACCAACTTAAAACTTTGCCACGGACTATCCGCATCAGGCACTTTGGAATACATCTCCCAACCAATCCCATCAAACTTTCCAAGATCACAAACCTTGACCCACATCTGATCATCCGGTGGATTTCCGCACCACATTTTTACCTTTTTCAATCCCATCTCAATTCTCCTTAAAAACACCCAAAAACCCAACACCATGTACCGAACCGACTTTTGTACCGAAACCCGAAGGGTTTATATACCCTTTCGGTACGTTTCGGTACATCAGAGAGGTCGGTCATCGGTACATTTCGGTACGTTTCGGTACATTTCGGTACACGCTTCGGTACATCAAGCCTCACTACCGACTGTACCGACTTCGGTACATTTCGGTACAGTTCGGTACAACCCAGAGTTCTCCAAAACCATGTTCTTTTTAGCCAAAGCCTCAATACATTCCTTAAACCTTCTGGCATTCAGACCATGCCCTTTGGCTGAATCTCTCCACTCGTCATAGTCCACCATTGCCGCAAACCCCTCAACGCCGTCTGCCGCCCGTTTAACCTCAATGGCTACCAAACAGTTAAGTGCAATCCTTTGGTTACCTGACAGGACTGTCCGCTTTTGGATGTTACCGATCAGGCCGGAGATGTCCACCGCCGTAAGGTACGCACCCCGAACTGGCGCTCCGTTTTTGTCTTGGATGGGCAGGTCAACCTGAGTGATCTGAAAGTTCTTAGGTGCAGGCATCTCTGCATCCTTCATTTTTTTGGATTCAAACGCTATGGTTTTAGTCCCCGAATCCAACTGGCAGCGATACTCTGCATCCAAAGCACCCTTCAGGGCGGTACTTCCTCTAGACCGATCCTTGTCTGCCACGCCTGAGTGGTGAACCACCAAGACACAGCACTTCCAAGGTTGTCGCAGATAGACATCCAAGTGCTGGATAAAGGCATTCATGTCTTGGGTTGAGTTCTCATCACCGCCGTGGTTTCTTGCCAAGGTATCAATGATGATCAGGCTAGGGACAGTTCCTGCTTGCGCTGACAGCTCCTTGATGCTCTCAGCCACCACTGCCGCCTCGGTTGCATCATATAACTGCGCTGCCCTATGGCTCTTGTACAACGGCGCACCATCAAGGCTTTGACCATTGCCCAACTGCCACGCTTTGAACCGCCTAGCCAAGCCATTATGACCTTCTCCTGCGATGTAGAACACACTGCCTTGCTTGACCTCATGCCCATGCCAAGGCTTTCCTGTTGCCACACAGCAGGCAATGTCGATGGACACGAACGACTTACCACCGCCTGGGTCACCGAACACTTGCGCTAGGGAGTCACTTTCAATGTAATCATCGACAATCCAGTTGATCTGGCTAAGTTGTAAGTTATCTGCCCGAGTGAACTCAAACGCCAACTTGTCACGCATTGGGCCAGCTACGCGCTCGATCTGCTCTTTGACCGCATCCAGACCTTGCAGGCAATGCAGGTCATTGAAGTCTGTTGGCTTGTTGTCCACCATGTCAGATTCTCCAAATGATGGATAAACAATCTCCCCAAACACCAGAGCCGCCGCAGCCCTGCCCTTTGCCACACCAGGGTTACCCTCAGTGAACTGGTCATTGTCCGCGCCAATGATGATCTTCGAGCCTGGGAACATCTCCTTCGCGCTCTTCGCTACCTTGGCTAAGTTCCCACAATCAAACGCCACAAGAACTGTGTAGTCTGTTGCCTCATGGATCGATGCACAGGTTGCAAAACCCTCACCAATGAACACAATCTTTCTGTTGCCCCTGAGTTCATAAAACCCACCCTCGATCTTGCCACCCTTCAAGAACCGCTTGTTGCCATCTGCATCAATGGTCTGGTAACTCAGGATTTCCCCACCTTGGTTGATCACAGGCACAACCAACCTGCCTGCACGATCAATCTTGATCCCATGCGCTTGAATGTGTTTCCTGACAAGGTAAGGATGGTCATCAGACGCATCTGCATAAGTCCCAACCTCATCCTCTGCACGTTCAGCAGCTACCGCCTGCGAAGCCAGCCTGTCAGCCTCTTTCTTGGCCTTGACATCTGCGATCCACTTGTCATGCTCAAAGCGCTCAGTGAACGACATTTGCCTGCCAGTATCTGCCACCCATTTACTCTCAAACACTGGCTCTTTCCAACAGCCTGCAATGCCAACAGGCACTTTGCCACTGGAATGCAAGATGTACCAACCATCCAATGCACCCTTTTTGGAAGATACGTGAGCCACCCTGTGGATTTCACC